CGCCGGTTGCGGCCAGGCCCAGCGCGGTCGCGGCAGCAGCCGGGACGGCGCCGGCGACGGTCACGCCGCGGTACTGGGTGAGCGCAGCGGTCGCGACGATGCCGAGCTCCAGGGTGTTGGTGGATCCGATTGCCATGTCAGGCTCCTTGCGTCTGGACGGCCTTCACGGCCTGGATGTAGGACACGCCCGGGTGGGCGCTCTGGTACTCGCGCGCGGCAGCGTCGAGCGCCGCAGCGTCGGTGTTCTCGTCGAGGCGGCCGGCCTTGCCGAGCTTTGGCGAGACGGTCTCCGCGTCGGGCGCCGGGCCTGCCAGGACCGGAGCGGGAGCGTCGGCCATGCGGTCGGCGCCGGCCTTTGCGACGCGGGCGCGCTCGGCGGCCAGCACCTGCACGGCGGCCTCCGGGCCGGTGGTCTTGCCATCGGCGGCCAGCTGGTCGATCAGCGCCTCGTGGCCAGGCATTGCCTGCGCGCGCACGCCGGCGATCCGGTCACGCTCACCTACGGCGCCTTCGGCACGCAGCACAGCCGCGGCCTCATGGTTCTCTGCGGCCCAGGCCGCTGCTTGCTCTTGCGGGGTCATCGCGACTCCTTGGGGTTTGAAGTTCAACGGAACCGACACGCTGGCAGCACCGGCCGCGCGGTCGTTCATTTCGGCGATCACGTCGTCGAGTGTGGCAACACCGTCCACAAGTCCCGCGCGCACCGCCTGCTGGCCGATGAAGATTCTTCCATCGGCCATGTCCGAAAGCACCTGCTCGACCGAGACGCCGCGTTGGTTCGCCACGTCCGCCACGAACAGGGAATAGAGGTAGTCGACCTGATCCTGCATCGAGGCCCGGCCGGACTCCGACAGCGGCCCGTACTGCGACGAGATCCGCTTGTATTTGCCCGCAACGATCTCGGTGGTCTTGATGCCGAGCATTTCCTCGCGCTTGCTCACGTCCACGTGCGTCGCCACGACGCCGATCGATCCGACCTGCGCCACGCCGGAATCGATGAATACGCGATCCGATGCTGATCCGATCCAGTACGCGGCCGAGGCCATCGTGCCGTCGGAGTAGGTCGCGATCGGCTTCTTCCCGCGCGCGGCCATCACCGCAGCAGCAGCAGCCTGTGTGCCAGCGACCGATCCGCCAGGCGAGTCCACCATCAGCACGATCGATTGCACGCCAGGATCGGCCAGTGCCGCGCGCACGTCGCGCACGAACAGTTCCGTCGACGCCCCGCCGCTGATCTGCGACATCAGATTCATGCGCTGGGAAACCACGCCTTGCAGCGGGATCAGCGCGGCGCCGTCGCGCACCTGGTAGCCCTGCGGCTCGTTGTTCAACGAGCGGCCGATCCGCGCCTCGACGGCGTCCACGTCGATCTTCTCGCCACGCAGGTGCGTGCCGTAGATCGCCTGGATCTCCAGCAGCCTGTCGGGCAGGATCGCCCACGGCGAATAGAGAACGTCGAGGATGCGCATGTCCGTGATTCTATGGATGACCGTTGTCGCAGTGGTGCCCGCTCAGATACTTTCGGAGGCCGGGATTTCGCCCGCGGCCTCCAGCACCCGGTAGAGCTCGGCGCGAAAGTCCTCCCAGCGCGACAGACCCTCGGGCGGCACTCCCGACCACACCGGAGCGCAGTCCTGCGCCGACAGCTGAACGAATGTTCTTCGCAGGAACTCGTCCCTCAGCTTCGTCACCATGGACACATCGCACGCACCCGAACCCTGCACCGTCACAGACTCCACTTCGAACGTCAGAACAGCACTTCGATTCACGGGCATCGACCCATCCTTTCTGGCGTGTGCTTCCCCTGCATTCCATGTCGCGCTTGTTCAGCGCGCAGCGATCGTGATGGCCGTCGTCGCGCCTTGCGCGTTTGTCGCGTCCGCGTTGGTCACCGTCACGAATACGTAGCGCCCCATCGGGTGCACGATGCCGGTCAGCGCGCCGCCAGCGGCCGGAACGCTGACGTTCGTCACCGCGCCGAAGCCGGCTCCGTCCGCCCCGCGCAGCGTGCGCTTCAGGTTTTCCGTGTTCGTGTCCGAACCTGTGATTCGGTTCAGCGTCAGGCCAGACGCGGGCGCGCTCGACAGCACCGACACAAGGACGTGCGAATACTGGTGCCAGTCCTGGCCCAGGTCGAACAGAGCCGTCACGTTGGCCGACGCTGCCAGGCTCGCAGGGTTGCCGCTCACCCAGCCACCATTCGCCGTGCCAGCCGCAACGGCCGACACGCCGGTCTCAAAAATCTTCAGCGGCCAGCGGTTCGCTTCACCAGTCACTACGCGCATGATTCACTCCTCGGGCATTTCAGTAGGGTCGACGTTCTCGCCGGGATCGGCGTCCTCCGTCGGGTCTTCGGTCGGATCCTCGGCGGGGTCTTCGGGCATCGCCGCCCCGCCTGCAGGCACCGCCACTGGCGCCTCGAGCCCGGCCTCGACACGCTCGTCCACCTCGCGCGCGCGCTGCCTGTGCTTCGATTCCCAATCTCCTCCGTCGTAGGCAATGATTTCCTCGGCCAGCGTCGTGATGCCGAGCTTCATTCGCTCGCCGGCAGCGTTCGCCTCCTTCAGCGGGTCGATCGCGCCCGGACCGTCGCCACTCCACATTGAGCCGCACCAGGCGGCCCGCACCAGAGGGTCGGAGAAGAACCCCTGCGCCTCGATCCGGCCGGCTGCAACGGCCTCGGCCAGCCACTCCTCGTAGATCGGCTGGCAAAACCGCGCGGCCAGCCAGTCCCGGCGCACGCGGAATGTTCGCCAGGCGTCCAGAAGCGCCGCGCGCGCGGCCGAATAGGAAGAATTGAAGTGCTTCCCGAGCACCTCGTAAGGGATCCCGAGCCCCATCCCGACCTGCTTCAGAACGGCCGTCATGAACGGGTCAAAGTTCGGATTCGGCCGGCCCAGCGCGGGCGCCTCGATCGACTCGCCGGGCAGCAGGTTCACGGCTTTGCCGGAGTTCAGCGACCCATCCCACGATTTCGCCTGCGACAGGATCCCCTGCTGCGCGGCATCGTCGAACACGTCCTGGAACGTCTCCGGGTCCATTTTCACGAACACCGCCATCGCGGCAGAATTCACCGCGGCGTCCACCTCGGCCGTGGAATAGCGGTCGAGCTGCTTCAACACCGCGATGATCGGCGCCAGCGCCGGAACACCGCGCGTCTGCCCCGGCCGCAGCTTGCGCTTCAGGTGCAGCACGTTCAGCCGGCCGCTTGTGCCGCGGATCGGAACCCGGGTCCACTTGATATCCTTCGTCGCCACCTGGCGGCCCGGATGGCGGTCGGCCACGTGCACCGCGATCGGCGCGCCGGACTCGTTTCGCTCAATGCCCTGCAGCAGCGTGTCGGTATCGGCCGCCCACTTCGGATTCGTCACCCGGTCGGCCTCGATGATCTGCACCGCAAGCCGATACGGCCAGCCGGGGCGGTTCACACCGGCCAGGATCGCGAACGAATCGCCCGACTCAAGGTGCGACCGGAACGCGAGATCCTGCAGTTCGTAGAACGTCTGCTCGTTTGTCGCGTCCGCGTACAGCGACGCGGCCCACATCCGAAACTCGCGCTCCGTCGATGACTGCCACGCCGACGCCTCGTCGTCCGACAGCCCGAGCAGGTCCGCGTCGATCCGCGACTGCAGCGCCAGGCCTGTGCCCACGACATGCGTGACCTGCGTCTCGATTGCGCCCACGGCGATCGGGGCGTTCCGGGCCAGGTCCCGCGACCGCGCACGCAGTTCTCGCAGGTCCCGCGTGATGTCGCCGTCGGCGTCCGCGACGCCCGGTTGCCAGTAGCTGAAACGCTCCGAATACCCGGCGCCGACGTACCCGCCGGACAGCGCCATCGTGGCCCGCGCACGGTCGCGCCGAGCCGCCCAAGCGGGCGACAGCGCGTAGATCGCGCGCTCAATCAGCGGTAGTTTCTTCGCCATCAGAAAATCGGCCGCGCAACGATCGAGCGCGTGCGGTTCGACGCGCGCAGCGTCATGTCCTGCACGCGCTGGTTCCAGAGGTCGATCCCTTTCTGGATCAGCCCCAGGTCGGCCCGCTGCAGCATCCGGCCGGCGATTTCGTACTTCTGGCCGCCCAGGACGGCCGTCTCAGCGGCGAGGTATGCGTCGAGTTGCGCCTGCGCCTGCGCGAGCGTGATGCCAGCCATAGGCTGCGGACTGTACTATGTCCGCCGGTCTCCGGTCTTGGTGGCTGGAGACTTTCGCCTCTCAAGGAAGCGGTAGATGGTCGACCTGGAGCAGCCCAGTTCCTTGGCGATGACGTTCACGGACTTTCTCTGGCGCTGCAGGGAGTCGATCTGCTCGTAGCTGACGGGCGCTTTGGGCTCGATCCGGACACGCTCACCACCATACTGTAGGCGGATGGAGTGCTCGATCTGGTGCGCGTCATAGCTGCTAAGGGGAGTCACCTCGCGCACGATGGCGACCAGCTCGGAGACGAAGTCGGGCTTGTTCATGATCCTCGCTTCCATCCAGACAACGAATGCTGATTGACAGGGGCCACCACAACATCTGTGTGAGATTCTACTTCGTAGACACCCACTGAACCTTGCACCGGAAATAGCTTCTTTAACCTCGCCGACATCTGCTGCCAGAAAGTGGCGCGGTTGTGCCTGGTGTACACGTATTGAAGTGCTGCGTAGGCGTACACCTCGCAGTCCAGGGCCTCGTTGGCGTCGCCATCCTTCTTGACCCAGACCTTCTTCGGGAAGCCGTTCAGCAGTTTGATCACCTGCTTCTCTGAGGTCAGCTGCTTCCAGTACTGCTCGCCGAGACCGACCGGCCAATGGTACATGCCGAGGCTAGGGTCAGGGTTCTTCAGGCGCCCGTAGATCAAAGCCTTGATGGTGTCCGAGCCGACTGGCCACAGCTCCGCGCCGTTCTTGATCGTCTGCTTCCGGATGTTGATGTCCTGCTTCGTCGGCTTGCCTAGAGCCGGCTTGCCCTGGATCGACTGGCCCTTGATTGCGAGCAGGTGACGCTTCCGGTGCTGGCGTGTGAAGGTGTAGACCTCGTGTGTGTAGTCACCACCGGAGTCGATGGCTGCTGCGTACGTGACCAGCTCGGCTCCTGATGGGTGCTTGAACTTCATGTTCAGCACGTCGAGTACCTGGTTCCATAGCTCCATGCTCGACGGGTCACCATGGATGGCGGTGTAGTTGACCAACCAGGACTCTTCATTGAGGCCCCAGGCGCGTTGGATGACCTCGACTCGGTTGATCTGCACGTCCACACCCGCCGTGATGACCAGGCCACCTTCTGGCACAGTGAGGAGCTCGTACGCATCGGCCCTCTTGGCCAGGCCATCGGCATCCAGCTTCGCGCTGTAGGCCTCTTCCCAGGTCTCAGCCAGGACCGTGTTGACGAAGGTCTTCAGCGCACTCGGGTCCTTCGAGGCAATCTCAAACTCCCGCAAGATCTCGACCCAGCTCTTCCAGCCGATCGGGCTGTAGAGTGAGGACAGCTGGTAGCCCTTCGTCTTGCCGTCCTCGCTGACGCTGGTCGCGACCCACTTGCCGGCCTCCAGCATCTGGGTCTTGAACCGCTCCTCGATGTGGGCTCCGCAGTCCCCGCAGATGTAGGCTGCCTTGGTCTTGCCTTCGTCAGTCCAGACGAGGCGGTAGGTCTTGGCGTTTGGGTCGTCCTTGTTGTCGTTGAAACCACGCCAGCGGAGCCACTGTTCATGCCCGCAGTGAGGGCAGGGGACGAAGTACTTTCGCTTGTCCGACCGCTCGTACTCGCGCTCGACCCGACTCATGTCCTTGATCGTCGGGGTCGACGTGATCAGGATCTTGCGGCGGCTGAACGTGGTCGTCCGCTTCTCGGCCAGGCTGACGGGGTCGCCTTCACCCTCCACATCCTGTGGGAAGGCGTCCACCTCGTCCAGGAACAGGTACCGCACAGGCATGGACCGCAGGCCCACTGCACTGTTGGCGCCGGTCAGGACGAGGATGCCTCCCTCGAAGTCCTTCGACATGATGGTGTTCGAGGTGTCCTTCGACTTGCTCGTCGCGAACTTCTCCTTGAGCACAGGGGTCTCTTCGATCAGCGGGGCAATGCGCTGCTTCGACAGACGCTTCGCCATGTCCAGGGTTGGCTGGACGCACATGATCGGGCCAGGGGCGTAGTGCGCCGAGTAGCTGACGAAGTTGTTGCCGGCCTCGGTCTTGCCGAGCTGAGCTCCCCACATCAGGACGACCCGCTCGGTCTCCGAGTAGGCACTCAGCTCGTCCATCGGCTCCCGTGCGTACGGTGCCCGGCTGGTCTTCCATCGGCCCGGCTCGGCCGACGACTTGCTGGACAGGATGCGATACTCGTCAGACCAGTCGCTGACCATCATCAAGGGGTCCGGCCGCAGGCCATCGGACCAGGCCTTGCGGACTAGCTCTTCGGCTTCCATGGCGTCCCGCATCAGGTCTCGTCGGCCAGGGACGTAAGGGCTGCGTGGATCTCCTTGGTCAGGATCATGCGCGCCTCGTGCAGGGTGCTGAGCCCGACCATGGACGGAGCGATGCGGTTGGGGATGTTAAGCAGTGCCTCGCGGACGTTGCGGGCCAGGGTGAACTGCTGGGCCCTGACCTTCTCGGCACTGATCAACATGCCGGACTTCTCCTCGAACTCCAGCCGGGCCAACTCGGCCTGGAAGCGTTCACGTCGGGTCCGGGCCTGGTTGAAGTTCATCTCGCTGACTTCAGGCTCGGCCTTGTCGGCCTCGTCCTTGATCGGCGGGGTCGGCGGCTCGACCGGACCCTGCTTGTCAGGGTTCCTTGCGGCTTCAGCCTGTGATGCGCTGTTGGCAGGGTTGCGGTTCTTGACCCAGTCTCGATCGCACTGCTCGAAGTCCAGGACGTAGTTGCGGCCGTCGTGCGAGACCGCCTTGATGCGCCCTTCCTTCAGAGCAACGCTGACAGCAACCGCGCTCACTCCGCGGTGCTTTGCGTACTGACGTGCGTTGCCGGTTGTTGCCATGCGCGCATCTTAACACGTTAACTTGTGTGGTTAACATGCTGGCTCGTCAGTAGCCGTGTGGGTGGGCGTAGATCAGCCGGGACCGCGTCAGCTAAAACGCACCGACAGCCACAGTCTAGCTCAAAATCGGGGTCGTATTCGAACCCTCGATCCTGAGCGCTGAAAGGAACCGAGCGCAGGGGGCCCCTCCTCGCTGCCGCACCCGCCCTCTACAGCTCCCCCTCGCTGCCGCACTGCGCTCAGCTCCGCTGCTTCATCAGCCACTCGATCTCGTGCTGCAGCCGTTCAGGGAATTTGTCCTTCACAAGGGCTACCATCGATTGGCTGACAACCCTGGCACCGAAGGCTTCAGGCACACCGATGGTGTAGAGCTCTTTGATCTTCCTATTCAGTATCGGCTTGCCCCTCTTGCCTGCCACTGTGCCTTCCAGTCGTATGAACACACCTGTATGACCGCTCTTCATCGTGGCGATGAATGCACCTTTGATCAGCTTGCGCTGCTTGCCTATTTTGACAGATACCCCTTTGGCCTTCTGCCTAGCACCCATCTTGATGAGTGGTGTGCGCTTACCCTTACTATTCAACGTGGCCTCAAGCTTATATTGTGAGGCGTTGAATATCCGCATCGTGGCCTTAACCTCTGCAGCCTTGAATGCATATTGCTGCCGAATGGTTTTTGATGCATCAGTCCGAGCCATCTGGATAACTCGATTCAGCGCCCTACTCGTGGCCTTCTTCTCGAGGCCTGCCTTCAATGCCAGCAGCGCATTGAGGCCCTGAGCCACATTGGTCTCGACAGTGAACATGTTCAGCTCCTTTGGGCTGTAAACGGACCTTGGCCGATGTAGTCCAGAAAGGCCTTGTAAGCTTCTTCGACGCCGTGGCAGGTCAAAACCCGATACCCTTCAGCTACCAAAGCCGCTTGGATGCGCGTCTGCGCGTCCGAAAGCCTACCCCCTGTCTCACGCTTCATCTCGATGTACAGCCCATGCCAACGGCCGCGTGGTGCGGCCAGAACCACATCCGGCACTCCGGCAAGCACGCCTTCACGCTTGAGCCTCGCTGCCTCCTTGGGATCGCGCTTGCCGCCGTTCGGCACCGAGTACACGATCAGTCCTTCGTGGAAGTGCCTGATCCGGGCGATCAGGATGATTTGTTCAGTGCTCTCGCTTCGCATGAGCCGCGATTGTAGAACTCGCGCCGTCTCGGGGGCTCATGCCCAGTCTACTTGTGCGCCTTGTTCTGCCAGCTGCTTCCAGGCTGACGTCCAGGATCGCGGTCGTACGACCCAAATGTTCCGATTCCGATTTCAACTCCTTCTGGGCCATATGGAATATTTTTTGAGTCTCCTTTCACCATATGGAACACTTCTGTGAAAATTATTTTTCCTTACATTGGACCATCAACAAATCGGAATCGGAACAAATCAATAGGAATGATCAACAAGATCAACAACTTAGAAGTGTTCCGATTAGTGTTCCGATTCAGTTCCGATTGCTTTAGTCCAGGATCGAGTCGCTAGCGGCTTGGCCAAGGGTCTTGTCCAGCTCGGCCTTGGCGAGCTCGTAGGCCTCGTCCGACCCGAACTTGATCCCATTCGGAACACGCATCCAGACCCGACAGGTCTTGCCCTGCCACCGCACTTTGCGCGCGAGTTGAGTGAAGCCCAACTTCGCCATCAAGAGCGACAGCTTCCTGCCATACGGGGCATCCGTCTCCTCCTCGAACTCAAGCGCAGCCTTGAGATGTGGGCCCGACACCACCACGGCTGACACTCCAGGGGCACCATCTTCGATCAGCTGCCGGACAGACTCATCGCCGTCGTTGGTGCTCAAGGCGATCATCTGAGACTTAGCCACAGAGCCTGGTGCCGTGCCGTTCGGCTCGAAGCCTGCAGCCAGCTCGTACTCCAACAGCCAGCGCCTCAACCCGCCTGCATGCTGCTCGATGGCGGCGTGCAGCCTGTTGAAGTAGACAGGGCCCATCTCCTTGGCCAAAGTCTCGCGATCGAGGAATGGCGAGAATAACACCCACCAGCGACGGTCGGTATTATCGAGCGGCAGTGCATCCTCGTGGTTGGTGAAGGCAATGTAGTTCACCGTGTTCGGTGCCACATATTCGTTCACGCCCTTCGGATGGACCGTGATCGTGTCGTTGGTGATATAGGGCTTGATGGTATTCAGCACATCGTACCGATTATGCCCGACAATCCGGATCTCCTCCATCACGTTGACGCAGCGACCTTCCGCCCAAGCTGTGTACGGAGTCCCCAACACTGCAGGTGACACGATGCCGACGTTGACCATGCCCATGGCCGCAGACAGCACCTTACCGATCAGCGTCTTGCCATCACCCTCGATGCCCTTGAGCAGAGGTGCCCACCTGATCTTGACCCCTGGGCGCTGCACGTTGAAGGCCATCCAGGACAGCATCATCTCCACGGCGCCTTGCTCTGTGAGGATCCTCCCAAGATGGTCCAGCACTAGCTCGATGGCCTTGCGGTCCCCGACCGAGTACTCGGCTGGCACGTCAGGCGGCGAGTTCGGGTCGTAGAGGTTGACGCACGGCTGGCCATTCAGAGTGAACATGTCGCCAGCCGACGGCAGGTAGATAATCTTGTCAGGCGTCGGCACCTTCCACAGGTCCAGCGCCAGCACGGTCGCTTTGGTCTCCGTGTCGAAGCCACCGACCTCGCGGTTGTACAGGGCATTGAAGCCCATCACGGTGACCTTCCGCTTAGTCAGCACGTTGAAGAACTTGTCCTCGTGCGTGACGTAGACCCAGTCCTCCAGCCAGGCCGGCATCTCGCCACCAGCCTTCGGCTTGATCATCTTCTTGATGTCCGGCAGCATGACCGGGTAGCCAAGCGCCTTGAACCGTGCCTTGAGCACCTGTGCCAGCACGTCTCGGTCGACCTTGGTCAGCAGCACATCCTTAGCCAGACCAGGGCACACCGTCTTCAACAGCTCGTTGGCATCGGCCGCATCCTCGATGGTCGACTTCCACCGATCGAACTCGGCACGGCGCTCCTCTGCCCTGATGTCTCCTGCCAACTTCAGCAGCGAAGCCAGAGTGACAGGGCCACGGCCTTTGACGCGCTCGCTGGAGAAGCTGTCCCACTTGGACTGGCACAGACCATTCTGATACTTTTCAGCCGAGGACGCTGACCACTCGTCCCATGCGTCCATGGCCTGAGGGTCACCATGAAACTGGTGATAGAGAGCCTGGCCGACCATGACCCACTCGCTGTAGCCGCAGTCAGCCGGCAGCACGGCCAGCACTTCCTCGACCACCTTCTCAAGGTCCCAGCCATCGAGCGGCGGCTTGAAGAAGGCGAGGGCGTCCGAGTCCCCACCAGTGTCCTGAACACCGAAGTGCTTCTCGATGAACCACACCAGATCCTGCGGCTCATCGGGTACCAGCTCGTGGCCGCTCAGAACATGCCCAGTGACCGTGAAATAGCGGTCCTTGTTGTAGACCTCGACCCCTTTGGACGAGTCCACGTACGAGGATCCGAGCACAGACCTGGTGAACACCTTGATGCCGGTACCGGACGGCGAGAACTCAGCGTAGCAGACGATCCTGTCCAGCAGCTCTGTAGCAGTGGCGCTCAGCACCCCATCGACCACACAGTCGTCCAGGTCGATGCCAACCAGACCGTCGCCGTTGAACACCACACCCATGCCATCAAAGCCACCGTCCACGTAGGCGTCGAAGGCCAAGTCATAGGCTGACCATGTGGACGAATCAGTCGTGACCACCACCGTGCCACTGGCCTGGAATGGAATCTTGGCGAAGGCCTTGCCACGCTTCTTGGCGAAGCGCCACAGGACCCAGCGGTCTAGGGCCTTGAGCTCAGCAGGAACGGCAGCAGGCTTGAAGGGGAGGTTGGTGGGCCGGCTCATTGCCACACCTTCACGTCAGGCCGCAGCTGTTCCTTGGTGAACGGCACCCGCTGGTCCTCGTCCAATTTGGCAGCCCAGGACTTGCCGATGTAGCCGCGCTTCTTCCAGGCCACGACGGTGCTGTAGGAAGCACCTGTGTAGCGGGCCAACTCGGCTTGGTTGTCGTTGAAGTACTCTAGCAACTTGGTCAGCGCCTCTAGACACTGACCTTGGTATAGGTTGTTGACGGGCATCGATCGACTCGTTGGTGGGAGTCGCATCATACACGAAAACATGCATCGAACACTACATCGATGCTCACACAAGTGTGTATAATCTTCCTACTACTTTTCCAAGGACGTCACCAACATCAGTCAGGGCAGGAATAGTCATACAAGTCATGTCGCTTCAGGCCTGCGAAAGGCCTCACCGACCTACTCAAGGAGTCAGAATGAACAGAGCAGTCACACTCGCCAAGCGTTGTCCGCATGGTCTGGACGCGCCCGTCTGCGGCACATGCGTGAGTGCAGCAGAGTATTGGAGGTCTAAGCCACCCCTGGTCACGACAACCCACAAGGTCCGCATCAAACCAGGCACGCGCATCACCCAAGACCGCGCCTTTGGCAGCTGGCCGTCCACGGCATCCGGTCAGGATGTCGATCCCAACATGGTCTTCCAGGGCAGACGCATCTGGAACGGATGGGAGTGCCAAGCAGATGGCTTCGGTCATCCAGGCAAGTACGGCAACGGTGCGATCAGTGTGGTCGGGGAAGACGGTGTCGAGGTCATCGGCTGAATAGTCACACAATTTGTATGACTATGTACGCTGTACATAGAACTGCTGAATAATTGCATCACCGCAACCCAACCACCTCAACGAAGTCTGACTATGATCACTGTCCACATCGACACTATCCAAACCGAACCGGCTTTGTACGTCATAAAGGGTGAGGCCCGTCACTTCGAGCGCGAGACGATCGAGATCAGCATCCGCAACGATCGCCGCCGAGTGTACTGCCACGTGACCCGCCGCGATGACCAGATCGACAACATCGACCTCTACGGCCTGGCGGTTCGCTTCAGAACCGGCAGCAAGGTTTGGCCTGGCAGCGCCACGTACTGGACGAAGTCTGGCAACGTGAACAACTTGCGGCCGAACATCGACAAGTCCACCGGAAAATACTGCTTGCTGCTCGGCTACATGGCAGATTTCGAGCAGAACAAGAACCGCAGCCAACACAACGCCGTCGCTTAAGACGTACATCGGGGACAGGGCCTGCTGGGCCCTGTAACCGGCGATCCGACCGGGCAACACCTCAACGTCATCATGAGAATCAACATCCTCACTGCCGTCCAAACCTTCAAACTTGTCACTGACCTAAAGGCCAACTACGTGGCCAGTGGCCTGAACGACAAGCTGTACGCCGAGAAGGTGACCAAGGAGCTAGGTTTTACGGTCGGTCAGCACCAGGTCTGCCGTCTCCGTGCCGACTTCAGCATCCCGGCCAACAAGCCGCGTCGCATCGAGAAGCCCGAGCCCAGCAAGATGTTCGAGCGGGTGGCTGCCTTGGAGGCTGAGATCGCCCAGCTCAAGGCCACGGTCAACAAGCTGGCCAGCCGCATCGACTCACTGACCGACTGATGGAACGCGCCTGCACCTACTTCGGGCGCTACGGCCACTCTGCTGACCAGTGCAAGTGGCCGCGCCTCTTCACCAACCTGATCAGACCCACACCATGAAACTCATCACACGCATCCGGACAATCCCGCAACGCTTCAAGCTCAAGCTCGTCCGTGACGAGGCCTGCGACTTGGCCCGTGACGCCTGCATCGCCAGTGGTGGCAGCGAGGCACAGCAGTTCCTCTTGCGCGAGTGGCAGTTCTACGAGGAATGCGGCGACCGCATCATGGGCAACTTGATCAAGAAGCACCGGATCACAGTGCGTGACTGCTACATGAGCGACTCCGAGGCCTGCCTAATCGGAATGGTCATTGTCCTCAGTGCTTGTGCCGTCATCGCCCTGCTGTCATGAACCGACCGTTGACCATCAAGGACATTGAGCTCATCGGCAACGGCCTGGCCTACATTGTGCGCACGTACCCAGAGCACGCTGACCATGCCAGGAACCTCATCCGTGAGCTGCACAGTCAGTACTTGCCGGACAACATCAACACTTGGCTTTGGCAGCATGATTTAGCTCCTGTGGCCAAGCTCATGCCGCGTGTCGACGTCTTGGGCTGGTTGCTCAGGATCGAGAACAAGCGTGGTGCTGAAGTCCTACGAATCGTCTCCCCCAATGTTGGCCCTGGCTCCATGACGGTCGCACCCACCGACCTCCCCTTGGCCAACCGTTTGCTCTTTGCCCTTGGCAAGGAGCTGATCGTCAACACCCAGCCAATCTAATCGTGGACCTAGCCAAGTATTTGAAGGCTCGCACTGTAGAGGACGGCGACTGCCTTGTCTGGCAGCTCGCCACCAACCCTTCCGGTCAGCCGATCGCCATGTTCAACAACAAGGTGAAGTCGGTACGACGACACGTCTGGGAGGTGGCCCACAACGTTCCTGCAAGCAAGCTGCGCATCGTGCCCAAGTGCCGGAACCCCAAGTGCGTGAATGCCGATCATGCCCTCGCGCTCACGACCACCAGGTTCAACACGTGGATCGCGGAGGGTGGTAGTCTGCAGAGCCCAACGGCACGCGCCTCCAGGGCCGCCAACGCGCGAACCACTTCACCTCTCAACATCCAGCAGGTGAGGGAGATCCGCAGGCGCTATGCCGAGGGCAAGACCCAGACGGCCCTGGGCAAGGAGTTCGGTGTCAGCACCAGTACGATCTCGCTCATCTGCCTCAACAAGAGCTGGCCTGACCCACTGGCCGACCCATTCAGCCAGATGAAGCTAGGCCTTCTCGTCAGGCCTTGACTTGACCAGGTCAGGCCTCAGCTCAGCATAGGTAAACGGCGCCAGCTTGAACAGCTCGATGCGCAGTGCCGTCTGCTTCCCAACCTTGCCGGTTTTCTTCCACACGTTGACCAGCTGATAGTGCACGTCGAGCTTGCGGGCCATCTCGGCAGCGTTGTTGCCGAAGTGCTCAAGCAGCAGTGTCAGCGCCCGCAAGCACGGATCCATCCGGTCGAGCTTTCTCTGACGCCGAGCAGCCCGCCGAGCAGCCCGAGCAGCCTTCCTGGCCTTTCGGTCCTCCGGGCTGTCGTTGCTGTCGTTGCTGTCGTTGCTGTCCACGATTTCATCGGTGTCATTCATGTAGATTCAGTGCTGTTGAGTAGCACAGTCATCGTATAGTACGCACAACTCTAGTGATTCCAATGTCGAGACTTGATCATCATCAGCAGCTTGCGCTCAGATGGCTCTCATCTGTGCCTAAGGCCATCGTTGCGCTTGAGCAAGGGCTCGGCAAGACGATCGTTGGATCAGTCGACTTGGATCCTCCCTGCCACGTCATCTGTCCTTCGTCTATGAAGTACACATGGCAGGCCGAGCTGGCCATCTGGCGCCCTGAGCTGAAGACCCAGGTGTTCGGCGCAGCCAAGGAGCCGGTCCAGAACGTCGACGTCTGGATCACCAGCTACGACGCGGCGACCAAAGTCCAACTGCCAAAAACAAAAACCCTGATCATCGACGAGGGCCACTACCTCAAGAGCCCGACTGCCAAGCGCACAGCGGCCATCAGCGAGATCATTGAGCGCACCCCAAAGGTCCGCGTCCTGACCGGTACGCCAGTGGTCAACCGGCCCATCGAGCTTTGGCCTGTCCTCTACACCATCGGCGCCACGAAGCTGGGCTGGTTCGAGTTTGGTCTGCGCTACTGCGCCGGCTGGAAGACGCCGTGGGACACGTGGGACTTCACCGGTCTGAGCAACGAGGAGGGCCTGCAGGCCGTGCTCTCCAGCTGCATGATCCGCATGACCAAGGCCAACTGGCTGAAGGACCTGCCGCCAAAGATCTACAGAGTCTTCGAGCTGGACCTGCCTGTCGACCGCCGAGAGAAGAACCTCGACATCGAGGACATCGAGGCCGGCAGCAAGGTCGCCTTCGAGGCCATCAGCGACATCCTGAAGATGAACGCGGAGCGCAAGCTGCCGCAAGCCATCCAGCACATCAAGGATGCTCTGGAGACCGAGCCCAAGGTCGTGGTCTTTGCCAACCACACCGCCATCATTGACGCCCTCAGAGAAGCCTTGAAGGACTTCGGCGTCGTCTACATCAACGGATCAGTCGATGCCAAGAGAAGGCATCAAGCTGTCGCCAAGTTTCAAGAGGACCCAAAGTGCCGAGTGTTCATCGGCAACTTCAAAGCAGCAGGTGTGGGCATCACACTCACCGCCGCTCGCAGGGTCATCTTTGTCGAATCTTCGTGGACACCGGCCGACATCGAACAAGCCGCCGACCGATGCCACAGAAGAGGTCAGGAACACACAGTCCTCGTGGACATTCTGACCATCCACCGGTCCATCGACGCGCAGATGCTCCACAGCGTCATCGAGAAGATGGGCCTTATCAACCGCGTCATCAAGGAAACTGACATGTCCCAAGCTCAACCCAACTGGTCCGCCGTCGCTGCTGCTCTCCATGCACTGGCCGCCGCCTTCGAAGGCCAGGCCATCACCGCTGCCGCCGAGGCGCCGGGAAAGTCCGAGGCGCCGGAACCGGAGACCAAGCCCGAACCGAAGCCGACCAAGCCTGCGAAGGAAACCAAGGCTGCCGCTTCCAAGCCTTCTGCCGAGGAGGCCCAGCCGGCGGCCAAGGTCGATGCGCCGTCCGAGAAGGAAAGCACTTCCATCACCCTGGACAATCTGCGCTCGCAACTGGCCAGCCTCATCGCCGACGGCAAGCGTGACGAAGGACTGGCAGTGGTCAACAAGTACGGCGCCAACAAACTGTCCGAACTTGCCATCAAGGACTTCCCGGCCGTCATGGCCGAGTTGCAGGCCCTGGCGCTCTGATCATGGGTGTCCACGCCCGGCTCTCTCCTTCCGGCGCAAGTCGCTGGATGGTATGCCCAGGATCCGTGGCGCTCTCCGCGACGCTGCCGCCACAAAGCGGCAGCTCGGAGTACGCCGCGAAGGGCACAGCCATCCACGCCCTGTCCGAGCACTGCCTCAAGACTAGCTTCTCGCCGGCTGAGTTCCTCAATGGCGAACTTCAGTTCAAGGGCTACACCGTCACCCAGGAGATGGTGGACATTGCCCAGGCCTACATCAGCTTCGTGGACGAGGTGGTCGGCACCAAGCACTACGAGGTGCGCGTCAGCCTTGAAGAGGTCATCCCGGACTGCTTCGGTACGGCCGACACCGTTGCAATGCGGCCAGGCCATCTGTCGGTCATCGACCTGAAGACCGGCGCAGGCAACCGCGTCGACCCAGAGGCCAACAAGCAGCTGCTGCTCTACGCGCTCGGTGCCTACCTGAAGTACGACTGGATGTACGACTTCGAGGAGGTGACGCTCGCCATCGTGCAGCCACCGCTGAACAACTTCTCGTCATGGACTATCACCACGAAGGAGCTGTTGGCCTTTGCTGACCAGGTCAAGGAGGCCTACGTCCGGATCGTCAACGAACCGACGACCTACGTGCCCGATGAGAAGGCGTGCCAGTGGTGCCAAGCCAAGCGCGTCTGCCCGGAGATGCACAAGCTGGCCAACGAGGCAGCTGCAGCTGACTTCGGCTCATTGGCTGAAGACGACATCTCCGTCTGGCTCCGCAAGGTGCCGATGATCAAGCAGTTCATCGATGCGGTCGAGTCCCATGCCAAGGACAAGCTGCTGGCCGGCGGAACGATCGATGGCTTCAAGGTGGTCGAGGGACGAAAGACCAGGGCGTGGGGCAGTCCTGACAACGCCGTCATTCAGCTGACCAAGGCTGGCCTGGCCAACGTGATCTTCAGCAAGCCTGAGCTGCTCTCGCCTGCCCAGGTCGAAAAGGCACTCAAGACGGCTGGCGAGAAGTTCGACATCACGCCTCTGCTGGTGACCAAGGCCGGATCACCAACCATCGTGCCGGAAGACGACAAGCGACCGGCCATCAACAAGACCGCTCAGGCGGCCAAGGACTTCGAGGGCTGAACGCTGAAGTCCATGACTTCAGTGGCAATCATCTACAATATAAACTTGTGTGGTTGCTTGTGTGCTGCAGTATGATGCACTTGTGCATCAGCACACCGCACCTCGATTGTTGAAACTGACGAAAGGAATTGCCATGACCGATTTGAACACCATCTCCGTTGCCGAGCTGACCGCCATGTACAACCAGCGCGTCCCGGCCGAGAAGCAGATCAAGAAGTTCGAGACAAAGGCCAGCGCCATTGCCCGCCTGACACCGATCCTAGAAGCCGAAGAGAAGGCCGCTACCGAGGCCGCAGCGGCCAAGGCTGAGAAGAAGGCCAAGCGCGCCGCCAAGGAGCCAAAGCCCAAGGCCGAGAAGAAGGACAAGGGACCTAGCCGTTTCGAGCGTCTGGTGACCATCCTGCGCGAACGGTCGAGCTCCGTTGACGCCCTGGCCGCCGACTTCGGCACGACCCCCAAGGTCATCCTCAACGACGTGTGCGACATCCGCAAAATGCTGCCCGACAGCGAGCAGCTGACGCGCACCAAGGTCGAGGATGTCAGCTACTACCAGATCACCGCCAAGTAACGGCAACGGCCGTCGCTCCCTGCTCATCACGGTGGGCAGCGGGAGGCGCTTGCCTGCGTCCTCATTCCCATCAACCTTTACTGTCGAAAGTGACCACATGGCTTCCAAGCTGATTACCCCTGAGTTCCGCGGTTCGTTTGTCCACCTCGTCAAGCCGCACGCCATCAAAGCGCAGCCCGGCGAGAAGCAGGCCGAGCCTCGATTTCAGATCACCATTCCGATCCCGAAGAACGACTCGTTCTGGAAGAAGGTCGAGGCCCTCATCGAGGAGACGGCCAAGGAGAAGTTCGGCAAGATCCCGCCCAAGCTGAAGCGCCCGATCAAGGACGGCGACGAGCCGGACAACGACGGCAACGAGCGGCCTGAGTTCAAGGGCAAGTTCACCATCCAGGCCAGCAGCAAGAACAAGCCCGGCATCGTGGACGCCGACCTCAGCCCGATCATGTCCGAGGACGAGATCTACAGCGGTGCATGGTACCGCGCCTCGATCCGCGCCTACGCCTGGGACCATCCGACCGGTGGCAAAGGCGTTTCCATCGCGCTCGACAACGTCATGAAGGTCAAGGACGACGAGGCGTACTCGGGCCGCACCGACGCCGCGACCGATTTCGCCGACGTGGCCGGCAGCCGTCCGAGCGACAGTCTGCTGGACTGATCACCAGGTTTTGGGAGGGCCAGGATGCCGGCGGCTCCTGGTTAAACGACCTGCGCTTTGGCGCCCTCCCGCCATGTCTACCTCAACACCCAATCACCATGCCCAACATCCCACCCAAAACGCAGAACGAGTCTGTCCTGATGCAGCTTGTGCTGGCCATGCACATGAAGTTCGGCCTGCAGAACACAGATGGCCCAACGGTCCTCAACGAGGAGGAGAAGCGCTTCCGCATTGCCGCTATGCGCGAGGAGATCCAGGAGTACGAGGAGGCGCAGGACCTCGTCACCCTGTACGACTCGCTGCTCGACCTGATCGTGTTTGCTGTCGGCACCCTGGAGCGCCACGGCTTGCCACTGTTGCCAGGCTTCGAAGCCGTGATGCTGGCGAACATGGCCAAGGAGGTCGGCCAGAACGGCAACAAGCGCGGCGGCTTCAAGCGCGACTTGGTCAAGCCTGCTGGTTGGGTCGGTCCAGAGACCGAACTGGCCCACATCATCAATCAGGCCTGTGACCGTGTTGACGGTAAGGAGCCAAAGGCCAAACCACTTGCCGTGCCTGGTCCTCAGCTCGTCACGGCTGACCGTGAGCCGATCATCGCTGGCCAGGCTCCGAAGTTCGACAGCAACAAGGTCCGTGTCGACCTGCTGCCCGTCGACCCCATGCTGCAGATCGCCGACGTGTTCGGCTACGGCGCACTGAAGTACTTTGCCAATAGCTACCGCAGCGGCGAGACGGTGGCTTGGTCCCGCACCTACGGCAGCATCCTCCGCCACCTGTTCATGTTCTGGGACGGCCAGGACGTGGACCCGGAGAGCGGCAAGCACCACCTTGCCCATGCCGGCACCCAGCTCATGATCCTGATGGAGCACGTTGCCAACAACCCTGACAAGGACGACCGCTTCAACCGCAAGGGCGAAGCAGCATGATGCCGGCATCGACCAACGTGGCGATGGTCCGCGAGGCGTTTCGCCACCTGCTGCTGTCCGGTGACTTTGCTGAAGATGGCAACATCGAGATCGTCAACGCCTGCTTTGTGGCGGACGAGCCCGCGATCTTCGGAACACCCAATCATGACTACATCGATCGCGAGTTGGATTGGTACGAGTCGATGTCGCTGAACGTCAACGACATTACCCCACCAATACCTGAGATCTGGAAGAGCATCGCCAGTGTGGATGGCCAGATCAACAGCAACTACGGCTGGTGTATTTGGAGCGATGAGAACTACTACCAGTTCGACTCGGCCATCAGAACCCTGACCAAAAACCCGGCAAGCCGTCAGGCCACGATGATCTACATCCGGCCGACCATGCACGATGACGCAACGGCAGGCGGCATGAAGGACTTCATGTGCACTTACGCAGTCCAGCTTTTGATCCGCAATGGCAAGTTGGACTACCTCGTCTACATGCGCAGCAACGACGCAGTGTTCGGCTACAAGAACGACTACGCGTGGCACGCTTACATCCACAAAATGGCTCGTGACGCCATGTCGTTCCACGGTCTCAAGCTTGGCAAGATCTACTGGAACGCCGCTTCGCTTCACGTCTACCCACGCCACTTCCACCTCGTCACACCATGACCAAGCTGATCTTCAATCCCTTCTCACCGGTGCCGGTGAGCTCGAAGTCGCACGTCCGTGGCTGGGCCTTGCACTGGGCCGAGTCCCTCAAGGCCGAGGTGGCCGACAAGGAGACGGACATCCACGGTTACGACGACCTGTACCTTGACCACGGCGTCAACTTCGGTGGCGCGCTGAACCTGTTCGGTGGCGTGAGTCCAGAGGTCTACGAGCGGCTGCTGCAGCTGGTCACGCACGAAGGCCAGCTGTTCAGCCTCGACCGTCCGATGCCGGACTACGTCGACCAGTTGGCCAAGCGCGTCGGCCAGGACACGTGTGATCCGCGTCTGCCGAAGCTGCTGCCGGTACTGAAGGAACGGTTCGAAAGCGCCGAGACCGTCCTGCAGACCGACCTAGAAGCCAAGACCCTGGTCATCGGTGACAGCCACGCGACAGCCTACGCACCGGCCGGCGCCGCCATCTCACGGCACAACGGCCGCACGCTGTACGGGGCCATGGAGGATGACTTCATCAACATGCGGCTGCAGGCTATCGACTGCTCCAAGTACGATCACGTCCTGATGGTTCTGGGTTCCATCGACATCCGCCACCACATCGGCCGTCAGGAGAATCCGGATGATGCCGTCCTGCGCCTGGCCGACCGCTACGCCCATCACGTCAAGTCTCTGATGGGCGAGTTCATCATGGACATCGAGGTCGCGGCCCCTGTGCCAGTCGAGCACGAGGGCAGGCGCATCCCGCAGACCGGCTTCTACATGAAGACTCCGTTTGCAGGCAGTGCCGAGCAGCGGCGTGGCTGGACCAAGACCTTCATCACACGTCTGCAGGGCCACGACATCAGCGTCGTTCAGCCACCGGACGACTGGTACTCGATGGACGGTCAGCTCTACGCAAAGACCTGCATGGAGCTGGGCTCGTCCGTCCACATCTCACCGACCCACTACCGGAGGAATGGATGGGGTTCTGGGAGTTCATTGCCGGCTGGATCCTGATCGACGTCGGCTTCGTCCTCGGATGGATCACTGCCCGAGGCCTCAAACCCTACAACGAGGAAACCTTGTGTCCATCTTCAGCATCACCGTCATCCGAACCAACAAGGACATCCCAGCCAACATGAACCTTGGCCAGGCCAAGCAGCACTACCTCGACCTGTACGGTGCTGACTTTGAACCAAAGATGCCTCCGCCTGTCATCGAGGCTTTTGAGGACAAGATGGTCCTACGAGCTGACTTAGCCCCTGCAGGCCTCAAGGCCTACGGCGCTGAGAAGCTGATCGCCGAGACCAAGGAGGACGTGCTGGTCTACTGCGCTCCTCGTGTCGGCCACGCCCCTGACGCCATCGCGACCTTGGCCAAGATGTACGGCAAGCGGTGCGTCTTCTTCTGCCCAGCCTCGGCCAGGGTGTCAAACCACCAAGCCGTGCTGAAGGCGCACGGTGCCGACCTGCGGTTCATCAGGATCGCTGCGATGCCGGTCCTGAACGGCTACGCCAAGCAGTGGGCCGAGAAGCACGGTGCCAAGTTCCTACCCTTCGGCCTGTCGGGTGTCCCTCAGGTGACAGCCGGCTTGGTCCGCCTCGCCGACCACATCACCCAGCATCACGGCGAACCGACTGAGGTCTGGATGGCTGTGTCCACCGGCACAGCGATCCGTGCGTTCCAGATCGGCTGGCCTCATGCTCGCGCCCACGGCGTCGCCGTAGCGCGCAACATGCACGATGGTGAGATTGGCAATGCCAAGATCCGGAGCGCAACCATGCAATTCCTGAGCGGCGTGAAGAAGCACCTCATGCCCTCGTTCCCGACCACTGCCACCTACGACGCCAAGGCCTGGGACGACTTCGTTCAGCTGGGCTCACCAGGTGCCATCTTCATCAACGTCGGCTCCGACCAGGCCATCGAGTCCATGCTAGGCCAGGTGGACGTGGACAGCATCGACAGTGCGCGTGAGTGGGGAGACCTGCGCGACTTGGAGCGTGGGCTGTGAAGATCGAGACCACCCACTACTACGACGAGTTCCTGCGCTACTACAGCCTGGCCAAGACCCAGCAGGACGAGTGCAACCTGGGCACGATCCCCCACATGGCCGGCACGGTCAAGGATCCGCTGATGCAGCACGTCGAGCTGTATGACGTGGTCAACAGGAAGTACGCAGGCTTCACCCAGATCCTGCTTGACCTCTGGTACGGCAACAGCAACGAGCACCCGTACTCTGCCAAACTGCACTCAGTCCGAAGCCCCATCTGCGAAAAGGCCGATCGCTTCCGTGAGACCTGGGACCTGGCCGACTGGCTCTACGTTTTCATCGTTCACCGCGTGACCGGCAGCGGTATCAACTATGCCAAGAAGCCAAGCGGCTACAACAACACGATCCTGCCGGCACTGACTAACTGCCGAGACCTCAACCAGATGATCACGACCATCAAGTGCCGTGACCGATCCAGCTCGATCTTCACCAGCGTTGGCTACCAGTTCCCGGCCTTCCCAAAGGTGGATGACAGGTACACGCTCGGTGGTGACATGTTCCTATGCGAGTACGCACCGAGACTGGCTGATCAACTCGCTGAGTTCCTGTCGAGTGGCAGCAGCAAGCCGCTGCGCGAGGTGGGCGAGTGGATGTTCCGCTGGAATGCCCGAAACGACTTGCGTGCCTACCGTTTCCAGTACGCGGCGATCATCGCCGACATCGCCGACTTCTTCCCAGCCACTGTCGACCGCACCTCGCCCTTCTACTACGGCACCAACGCCATTGAGTGCATCAGCTACCTGGCCAGGCCGCTTGGACGTGGTCCCAAGGAGCTCTTCCTTGACGAGGTGATGGCCAAGATCCAGCAGGACACCGATGCACACCCGTACGACGCTGAGGACGTCTGCTGCGACTTCATCCGGTGGATCGAGAACTACGTCAGGCCAGGTGCCGACTACGACCACGTCGACCGCGACGCCGTCTGGAACAGCAGCACGATCACCGACCACCCGTTCGGTCGGCAGAAAGCCATGTTGAGTATGGGCCTGATCAAGAGCTTCAACGAGCTGAGCGTCCACCCCTCGGACGACTACGTGCTCAAGCGCGTCGGTCTCACGGCAGATGACTACCGCTTGCTTGTGGGTTGATCTCCTAGGTGTCTGACGAATAGTCACACAAGTTGTGTGACTATGTACGTGGTACATAGTTTCGCGCTATGATGCACTCACTGCAGCACGGTGCTGCAGCTTGATTGTCGACACCTAGGAGATTGCGATGACTGACGAAACCAACGGCACCAACCTCGAAGGCGTGATGCGCCGCATCCGCAAGCTGCTCGCCATCGCCGAGGACAGCCGCGGTGACCCGAACGAGTGCGCCGCTGCTGCTCGGATGGCCGAGAGCCTGATGCGCAAGTTCGAGATCGAGCACGCCGAGGTGCTGACCGAGAAGATCCGGAATGCCGGCGAAGAGGCCTTCGACACGGTCGACCTGGGTGCCGGCATGGACGTCAAGTGGAAGGTCAGCAAGGCCAGCGGCTGGGCCGGTTTGTTGGGCGTCGCGGTCGCCAAGCTGTACGACTGCCAGGCTCGGTACGGCATTCGCTCGGACGGCGGCAAGACGATCAGGTTTAGCGGCTACAAGACGGACGTCGAGATGTGCAAGTACACCTATGAGTTTGTGGTTGCAAACATGGCTGCGGCGAGCCGGGCCTACACAAAGGACATCGCCTTTGGTGCTCGTGCCGAGGGCGAGTCCTTCCGCCGCGGCTACATCCTGGCCGTGAACTCCAAGCTGAACGAGCTGCGCCGCGAGAAGCAGGCCGAGATGCAGGAAGCCGCGTCGAGCCGCGCCCTGGTCGTGGTCAAAGCCCAGGCTGTTGCGCAGCACTTTGGCGAGGTGCGGTACGGCTCCGCCAAGTCCACCACTCGCCAGGGCGAGGCCTTCGAACAGGGCCGCAGCCAAGGCAGCAAGCTGGACGTCGGTCGTCGAGGCATCGGTTCGAGCTCGAGCAACGGCACGCTGCGGCTCGGCTGATTACATCCATCAACCACGGAGAGGGGCTTCGGCCCCTTGTCTCATGAGCACACGCCCCACCATCCATCAGACCTACATGGCCATCGCCCAGGTCTTTGCTGAGCGGTCCACCTGCAGCCGCCGAAAGGTCGGTGCTGTGGTGGTCGGTGCTGGCTACATCCTGTCGGCCGGCTACAATGGCAGCTTCAGCGGATCGCCGCACTGCATCGACATCCCATGTGAGGGAGCCGGCCTGCCCAGTGGCACGGGCTTGGACGCCTGCATGTCGGCTCACGCCGAGCAGAACGCCATCGCCCGCTTGCGTGAGCCGTTCGAGGCCGACACGCTCTATTGCACGACCGCGCCATGCATCAGCTGCACCAAGCTGGCTCTCTGCACAGGCATCAAGACGATCGTCGCTCTCGCTGATTATCCGGCCAGCGGGCGTGACCTGTGGCTCCAAGCCGGACGCACCTGGAAGCGTTATGCCGAAGTCACAGAAGACAACTGACCCACGTGAGGCTCGCCGTCAGCGCCTCATTGCCATCATGGACAAACTGCCTGGTGCCAACGTCGAGAAGGTACGATGGGTGGCATCGGCCGCCGAAGTGGCCGAGTACACCGTGCGCGCTTGGCTCTGCAACTCGCTGACGCGTGTGCCCACCGAGCGCACCCTCAAGCTGGTCGACAGGGCCTACAAGGCCTCGACCCAGCAGGACCCCAACCAGACTCAACTGCAGTTGTGATCATCCGCAAACGACCCAAGGCAGTGCTCGACATCGAGTGCTACGTCAACTTCTTTCTGATTGCCATCAAGAGCCTCTCGAACGGCAAGGTCGCATTGTTCGAGCGGTCGGACTGGACTGACTTTAATCTGCAGGATCTGAAGACGATCCTGGCCAAGTTCACCATCATCACTTTCAACGGCAAGTGGTACGACGAGCTGCTGATCAAGTACGCCATCGCAGGCGGCAAGCCTGCTCAGCTGAAGAAGATGTCTGACCAGATCATCGTGGACGAGGCCAAGCCGTGGGACGTCGAGCGCGGCTACGCCCTGCCCAACCTGCCGTACCTGGACCACATCGACCTCATCGAGGTGGCACCAGGCAAGGCCAGCCTCAAGATCTACGGTGGCCGCATGCACAGCAAGCGCATGCAGGACCTACCAATCGAGCCCAGCGCGACGATCACGAACGAGGATAGGGTGAACCTCACCTCGTACTGCGTGAACGACCTGGACACAACCGTTGACCTATTCAACCAACTCAAGGACCAGGTCGAGCTGCGTGAGCGGATGTCAGAGGAGTACGGTGTCGACCTGCGCTCCAAGTCCGATGCTCAGATGGCCGAGGCTGTCATCAGGAGCCAGATCGAGAAGATCAAGGGCGAACGCATCTACCGGCCCGAGTTCCCGAAGAACTACTCGTTCCTCTACAACCCTCCAACATTCATCCGCTTCGACAGCCCGCAGCTCCGCGAGGCTCTCCAGGTGTTCAGGACGAGCCTGTTCAGCCTCGATGCCAAGGGCGACGTGGCCGAGCCTGAAGCGGTCGGCAAGCTCAAGGTGCGTGTTGGCAAGACGGATTATCAGCTCGGCATCGGTGGGATCCACTCTTGCGAGAAGAAGGTCTTCTACGTGGCTGATGCCGACCGCTCTCTCTACGACCGCGATGTCACTTCCTACTACCCGAACATCATCCTGAATCAGCGGCTCTACCCTGAGCACATCGGCCCTGAGTTCCTGTCGGTCTACCGCTCGATCGTAGAGCGACGAATCGCAGCCAAGAGGGCCAAGGACAAAGTCACCGACGCCAGCCTGAAGATCACAATCAACGGCAGCTTCGGCAAGTTCGGCAGCAAGTGGTCGTGCCTCTACGGCCCTAACCTGTTGATCCAGACCACGGTCACAGGCCAGCTGGCCTTGCTCATGCTTATCGAGCGCCTGGAGAATCAGGGCGTCTCAGTCGTGAGTGCCAACACCGACGGCATCGTGATCCTCTGTCACCGCTCCAAGCGAGACGTGATGCTGGCCGTGATCGCGGACTGGGAGAAGGCCACGTCGTTCAACACCGAAGAGACCGAGTACTCGGCCATCTACTCGCGTGACGTCAACAACTACATCGCACTGAAGAAGGACGGCAAGTACAAGACCAAGGGCCCTTACGCTGACCCGAATCTCAGCAAAACACCCCAGGCGCAGGTCTGTGTCCAGGCGGTGGTCGACTACCTGCAGTGCGACATCCCGATCGAGATGACTGTGGCTATGTGCCGCGACGTTCGGCAGTTCATCTCTGTGCGTACCGTGGGCGGTGGCGCAGTCAAGGGCAACGCCTACCTCGGCAAGGCCGTGCGCTGGTACTACGCCAAGGGCGAATCCTCAGCCATCCACTACAAGAAGAACGGCAACAAGGTGGCCAAGACCGATGGTGCCAAGCCGTTGATGGTGCTGCCGGACCAGTTGCCCGATGATATCGACCGCGCCTGGTACATCAGCGAGGCCGAGTCAATCCTGGGTGACTTTGGCATCAAAGCCTGACCACCTTTACCACAGTTGCATTGGGTGTGAAGAGTGGCAACACGGCTAAAGCGGAGCACTTGAAACAGGGGTCCAAGGCTGTAAAACCCGACAATCAGCCGTGGATATAAAAACACATGCGCCAACAGCAATACCTAACCCTGAAGGAACTCGCGTTTCGGTGGTCCTGTAGCTACCAGCATGTACGGAATTTGTGTGTGAATGGTACTTTGCCCTCCTTCCGACTTGGTCGGATCTTTCGTGTGAAACTCGAAGAAGTGGAGAAGTACGAATGCACCTCTGGAAGCACCCAAACAGCGGCAGTTGGTACGTAAGAGACCAGGGTTCAAGGACGAGCCTCAAGACCAAAGACAGAGCCACAGCGCTGAGCAGGCTCGAAGACTACAGAAGGGCACCGTCAGGTGCCCTTCTTGCTTCTGACGTCCAGACCTACATGGCCGAACGGTCGACCGCTGCTTCGCACGACCAGATGGTTATCGCGTGGAGGCACCTCGAACCTTTCTTCGGCCACCTCAGGCACGACCAGATCACGCGCAACCACTGCCGCGCCTTCATGGCCTACCGACTCAAGGTTGTGAAGGCCGGCACGGTGGCCAGGGAGTTGTCGGTGTTGAAGGCGGCCGTGCGCTACTGCCATCCCAACTCGCCTGCCCAGTTCGAAGTGCCGCCTGCTGGCCGACCAAGGGACCGACGCCTGACTAGGGACGAGTTCAAGCGCCTGCTCGACGCCTGCGACATCCCACACGTCAAACTCTTCATTGTTCTGACCCTATCAACAGGCGCCCGTCGGTCCGCAATCCTCGAACTCACGTGGGACCGCGTGGATATGGCCCAGAGGCGCGTAGACCTGCGGCGAGATGCAGAATATGGGAAGGGCCGCGCCGTCGTCCCCATGACCATCCTGGCGCGAGACGCCCTGGCAGAAGCTTTCGATATTCGTCAGTCGACGCACGTCATCGAGTACGCAGGCCGCCCGGTGTCGACGGTGAAGCGTGGCTTCGCCAGGGCGGCTAGCCGAGCAGGGCTCAAGGGCGTGACACCGCACGTGCTCCGCCACACGGCAGCGTCCTGGATGGCTGAGGCCGGGGTGCCCATGAGCGAGATTGCAGCCTACCTAGGCCACAAGGACAGCAGGATCACTGAGCGGGTCTATGCCAAGTTCAGCCCAAGCTACCTGGCCAAAGCGGCACAAGCCCTTGAACTCGCGTAGTTCCCACCTGTGCAGGCGTACCGGACATGCCTGCTCGGCATGTTGCTGGTGGCTTCAGTTGAAGACCCCGTTGACTTGAAAGCTGTTGAGTGTCAAAGGCATCAGAGCAGGGTGCAGTCTTGACATCGTAGGGGTCACAGGTTCGATCCCTGTCGCGCCCACCAACAACTCCAACAGCTTAGCAGCCGGTGGGCGTAGTGCCCACCGGTTCGTTCGTCACTAGCAGAACTTCTTGGCGCAGATTGTGCCCTAGCAGATTCGTCACCGCGGGCCACAGTGTCTCAACGGCCCCGTTCCAAGGGCACCGACCGCCACCACATCTGCCGGGTCACGTGGCGGATCGATCAACTACGATCTAATCAATCTACTTCGGCCAGGCATCCACGAGTTCGAGGTGCCTGTTAGCACATTCACGGTACATGGCCACTACGCCAAGGCTCCAGCGCAGAATGGCTGCACCAGTGCCGTCATTTGGTGCCGACAGGTTCGGACACGGTTGCCTCAGGTTGGCTGGCGGCTGGACTGTTGCCGATGGCTTTGGCGATGATGCGCAGGCCGTCAGCGTCAATGCACACATTGTGATAGACAGGCTTTTCAACCACATGTTCGACGTCTCGGTAGATGGTCACGAATTGCTGCTGTAACTTGGCCTTCTCGGCCTCGTGGTTTTCAGCAGCCTTGTCAGCCTTGGCCAGGGCGTCGGTCTTAGCCGCAGCTTCGCTCCTCAGCCGTTCAGCCTCAAATGCTTCCCACCTCCAACCCTGCGTCTTCCAACCAATCGTGAAGCCGCTGGCCACCAGAACGAGTGACAGGATCAGCTTGGCGCTCAACGCCATGGCTTACCCTCGAACATCAACCGCTCGGCAAGTCGACGTGACACTAGACCTGGCAGGACCTTGCCGTTGGCGTTGATCCAGCGTCGGAACTGGGAAGCCGCACCGCCGACATCACCGGCATTAAACAGCCGCTTCAGAGTGCTTGACGCCAGGGCGCCGATGCCCAGGTTGTAAGCGAACGATGTGAGAGCATCGAGCTGGCCTTGGGTCGGGTCACGCTTCAGCAGGTTCAGGACCTGGGCCGCCAGGGCATCGAGGTTGCTGCGCAACATCGCGTGAGCAGCATCACGGCTAATCTCCGCATCCTTGAGGGTCACCTTGCGGTCGTCAGAATACTGCGTACAGCCGAAGCCGATGGTCGGCACACCAGCTGGGCAGAGGTAGGGCTTCGATCGGAAGCCTTCGAACTCGGCAACAAGGGCAACACACTCGTCAGATGGGCGCATGTTCAGCCTTTGTTCTCGTGATCGACTGCGATGATGGCCGACATGGACCATGTCGGGTGGTTGCGCATGCGGACCGAGATGCCGACCATGGCGACGGCCAAGCCGCCGTTGATCAGTAGGATTGCACTCGCGCTGCACTCGTGATGCATGACTGCGTCAGCCAGGCCGAGGAAGCCGAGGCACATCAGGATCATGCCGAACTTGACCACCACACCGTCACGGATGCGTGGTGAGGTGATTGCCCACACGAGGCCCAAGCAGAGGCACAGGCAGCTAAGGCCCGCTGTTACAGCAAGGAACGAGTTCATGATCACTCCTTCCGCTTGGGCAACCAGCTGTCCAGGAGGTCTCCGAGCTTGCCTGACTTGGTCCAGTCAAGCATGGCGGTCAGTAGGGAAACCCCAAGCAGGCCAACCAGGAAGGCGGCAGCATTTCGCATGCCTTCGCTGTTGATGTTCAGCCATTCGGCGGCTGCCGGGGCGACGAAGCCCGCACACAGAGTGCCGACGATCAGGTTGACCATGCGCTCGACCCAACTTGCACCCGGCATGAACCTTAGGACGTGAGCGAGAGCACCCAGAGCCCCGATGGCGAAAGGACTCCTGAGTGCGCGATCAGGGTCGAAGTCCATGTCAGACCTTGTTGCTTGCCGTGGCCACCATGATCGGCACGATGACCAGAGCACCTCCAGCAATCGTCGCCAGGGCATCTGTCAGCTCGACGCCATGGGGAGGCAGCAAGCCGGCGGTCTTGGCCTTTCGGTTGACCAGCCAGTCGGATGCTTCTTTGGCGAACGCCACAAAGCACACCAGGCCGATGGCCACGGCCATGGACAAGCGCAGTTCGACATGCAGGATTGCAAACATGAACACGAAGAACACGACGCCAATGCACGCGCCGTAGACCACGTGGTTGGCTTTGTCGGCTGCCAGAGTAGGCAAGCTCATGTCAGACTCCTTTCTAGCTTTCCAGGGCCGCCACGCGGGCGCGCAGCGACTGGATCTCCTTGACCAGCAGTGGCACCAGCTTGGAATAGTCGACGGCCATCATGTCGTCGGGGTCAGTCGGTTGGTGAACAGCCTCAGGCACGACCGCGACCAGTTCTTGCGCGATGAAGCCGTACCGCTGGTGTGTGTCGTCGGAGATCCAATCGAACTGTCGGACCTGCACGGCGTCCAGTAGAGAGCCGGCGTCGTCAGCTGGCGCTATGTTCTGCTTCAGGCGTTGGTCGGACGTGGTGTTGTAGAGCACCGCAGTCGTGCCTGACTGGGTGATGCTGCCGATGGTGACGCCGCTGCGGACGTAAAACGCGAAGGTGTACCCCGACGCGCCGGCGTTATTGCCCGTTGAAGTAAAGCCGCCGGGGCCGATCACAAAGCCGGGATTGGGCGTTGTGGAATTCGTCCCCACCAGCACATTCCCGCTGCTGTCCAGCGTCATTCGGGCGGCGCCGTTTGTTCCCAGAATCAGTGGGTACGCGCCTGTGGTTGAAATTGCTGCGGATTCGCCAGTAGGCCCGCCAGTCAGCAGCGCGGAAGCGTAGGTTGATCCCGCATAGTCAATTTCCAGTGCCCGCGCCGAACTGTTTTGATCGTTGTACACGCGCAGCGATGCATACGAGGCTGCAGTAGTATTGCGAAGAATCGCTAGCAGTTGGGTCGCACTTTCAACTTGCAGTTTTCCCGTTGGGCTTGCAGTGCCAATCCCCACATTCCCGCTGCTTTCGACAACGCTCGAGAGCCGGAAAGGCACATCCGAGTCGGTGCCGGTTCCGGAAATGACTGACCGCAGGATCGACAGGTCATTCAGGAGCTTGCTGATGTCTGCCGCCGGCGACGTGGTCGTCGGGTTGATGGTGCTTGATTGCCATGCCATGGAGTCAGGTCCTGATGATGTAGGTGGCGACCAGCGTGGGCTGGACGTTGGGGTGCGCGCCGCCGCCGCCAGTGTTGTTGCTGGTGTTCGTGACGGTGTCGGCCAGGCCGGTTCCCGACGTCAGTCCGACCACACCTCCGGACGTCCGCATCAGGAAATAGGAATTGCCGCCGTTCAGCGGGTGAGCGTGCGCTGGGATTTGTGCGGAGGTCAGCGTATGCGTCTCGGCGCCGCCTGCTGCTCCCAGCGCGATACCGTTGACGCCGCCTCCGCCGCTTGTGAGGCGGCCAGCCGTGGTGCCGCCCATGTCGTCCTTGCCGGCGGCCACGCGCCCGCGCATGTCCGGCAGGTTGAACGTCGTCGAGCCGTCGCCCACGCCGTAGGCGGTGCCCAGCGTGGCGAACAGCGTCGCGTAGGTGGTCCGCGACACGGCCGAGCCGTCGCACAACAGCCAGCCGGTGGGCGCCGAGGCACCGGCGAACGGGATCATCGCGCCGGTTGGAATGCCGCCCTGCGTTGCGGGCACGCGGCCAGCGGAGTCGAGGGACGCAGGCCCGCCGGCCAGGCCGAGCATGGCAACCATGTCGTTGACGGCCTGGACGGCCGCCAGAATCTGCGCGCGTGCCGATGCCGGCGAGTCCGCCCCGGCGTCGAGGTTGGTCGTGCTGATGTTGCCCGCAGGCCAGGCCATAGTCAGTAACGCTCGCCGTATCCGAAGGCGTCAACGTCAACCAGGCCGGCCTTCGGAGCCCCCGCCTGGTCGAATACCTGGATTGTGACGCTGCTAGACGTCTTCCCGGTCACGGTGAAGCGGTCACCGCTGGTCGCCGATTGTAGGGTGACCTGCACGGTTTCGATGCCCACGAACGCGGGCGAAAACGTAATAGTCGCGCCGCCGATCGGAATGGAGACGTTTTCCAGGTGATCGACGCGATCCGGCACGTCGACGTAGACCACGAACGACGTGAGATACGGGCGGGTGTCGCTGTTGGCCGTCGCCAGCGTCACGCGGAACCGGATGTAGCGGAATCGGTAGCTGCCCACGCCGAACGGCAGCCATGTCGACCAGGTGGTGCCGTCCAGGGAGGTCGACACCTCGTAGCCGGCAGAAACATCGGCCACGTAGCCCTGCCAGGTCCACTCAGGGCCTGCGTAGGCCGACCACGGCAGGGTGTAGAGCGCCCAGGCCTTTGCGGCACGCTGCAGCACCTGCATGCGCGGTGCGATCGACACGACCGACGTTGCCACGTAGCCGATGTCGACCACGTCGGTCTGGTAGGTGCCCGAGATGCTGGCCGCCGTTTCCCAGGTTGCGACGTAGCTCGACCACGTGCCCGTCATCGCCGACCAGGTGGTGTACGGAGACGATCGCACGACGTCGGAAAACAGCCACGGCGCCGAGTAGGCCGACCACGGCTGCGTCAGCGCTGACCAGGTCAGCGGCCCGGCCAGTGTGATGCCGTTGAGCGATGCCGGGGCATCCCACGTGCCCATGTCGTCCCACGTCGACAGGCTGTCCCACGTGCCGAGCTTGAACAGCGGCACCTCGGCCGTGCCGACCTTCAGGCCACCGAATCCGCCGGTGCCGTCGTCGATCGACAGCACGACGTTGATGCCCGAGACGTCGGCGGCCACCACGACCGATGAGTCGGCGCTGTAGTTGCCCGACGTGTCGACGGCGCGAACCTGGAACGTGCCGCCGCGCGGCGAGATGACGTCCAGCCTGGTGCCAGCAGTCGTCGCGACCACGGTGGCCGTCGCCCAGGTGTTGCCCTGCCGCAGCTCGTAGTAGGCGAGGTCAACGTCGGTGTTCGGGCGCCACTGGAATGTCAGGGTCTGCAGGTAGCGCGTCACCACCAGGCCCTGCACGTTGGCCGGCGGCAGGGTCTTGCCTGACACGGCGCAGACGGTGTCGCTCGGTACGCGGGACCGATCGCCGGTCGGCGACGCCGAGTAGATGCGCAGCGTGTAGGCGCCCTCGATCAGGCCGGCAATCTCGATGCTGGCCGTGCGGGTCACCATTTCTGGCCCGAAGTTTCCATCGCCGCGCCGCATCTGCACCACGTAGTTCTGCGCGCCGGCCACCGGCTGCCAGGATGCGTCCAGGCGCGACAGGAACGACGTGCCCTGCAGGTACAGGGTCTCGGAAACGTTCACCCCTGTGGGCGCCGGCGGGATCGGCGACAGGACCGAGATCGACCGCGGCTGCAGCGTCAGTCCCTGCTCCACCGACGCGAATTTGCCGGGACTGTGCTCCAGCGCCAGCACCTCAAATTCGTGGCGGTCGTTCTCAACCACGCCCAGCACGCGGAACAGCTGCACGTCGACGGTGGCCGACGCGAGCACCCACACCGACCTGGCGCTGGGCGCCTCGGGCAGCGCGGAGAACGTGATGGACGACAGCGTGCCGGCGGCGCTGGTGACCGTCGCCTCCATGACGGTGCCGTCGGCCTTCAACGCCGACAGGGTGTAGGTCTGGCCGGCGACCAGCGTGACGGCCGCGTCGAGCACCGCTGTCGTGGTGGTGGCCGACACGAACCGGCCACCGAACCGCACGCCGGCGCGCGCCGGGTCGGCGATCTTGATGATCTGCCCGGGCCGCGCGACGGCGCCGTCCATGCCGGCGCGGAACGTGACGGTCTCGGTCTCCAGCCGCTCGGTGAACAGCAGCCAGCGGCCCGCGCGAGCGGCCTGGCCGCGCGACGTGCATCCGATGGCCGCCACCTGGGTCTCGATCACGCCGTACTTGGCGATGCCGTCGCGGTCCTCGACGTACTCGACCTTCTGGCGCCCCAGATCGTTCATGTCATTCCACGTCACCAGCGCGACAGTGTGCCGCTGGCGGCGCGAACTGCCCGCGTAGGTGAACGTGCCATCGATGACGTTGGCCGGGGTGTACAGGTAGGCCGCCGACGCCGGCGAGTCCTGCACCGCCGTGATGATGCCGGACGACCAGAACACCATGCCGCGGAACACCGCGGCCAGGTCCTGCATCAGCTTGTAGGCCTCGGTGCGGGAAGATAGCCAGACGTTGCAGGTAAAGCGTGGCTCCAGGCCGCCCAGCCCGCTGGGCACCAGTTCGTCGCAGTAGCGCCCGATGGTGTAGAGCGCCCACTTGTCGACGCTGGCCGTGTCGATGTACTCGCCCAGCCCGTAGCGGGTGTTCGTCGCCAGGTCGTACCACACCCATGCCGGGTTGTTGCTCCAGGCCGTCACGAATGTGCCGTCCCAGCTGCCGCTGTAGGTGCGCGCGATCGGGTCGTAGTTCGACGGGACCTTCACGCGCAGCAGCTTGATGTCGTAGCCGCGCGTCGGGATCGACGGGAATGACTCGGCGTCAAGCGACAGGGCAACCAGTGCGGAGCCGGGGAGGCGCAGCTTGGCGTCGACCACCTCGCTGTAGGTGTCCCAGTACGTCTTGTTCTGCAGGTACTGCGACGTCGAGTCCGGGGTTGTCCGGGTGATGCGCAGATTCCAAGGCGCACCGCCGACAGGCAGTTCAATACGGTAGGACCGCTGATACCGGCTGGACGACTTGCCACTGATCTGCGACGTGGCCGAAGCCACCTCCATCGTGCCAGACAGCGACGGGGCGAAGGAAGCGCCACCGGTGCGCACGACCCTCCACTCGTACTTGGCAGGGGTAAGAGTGAAGCGTTCGCTGTAGGAGTCGGTCTGACCTGTTTCAGCGTTCAAAGTGCCGGTGCGTGCTGTCGTCCAGGCCGCGGCTCCCTGTACGCGATACTGCAGAGAGTAGGACACTGCAATCGGGCCGTCAGTGTCACTCGTTGCAACACCCCAAAACGACACGGTCAACGTGCAGGCCGACGCAGCATACGTGTCGGTCGTGACCTGTGACGCCGAGACAGTCTTCAGCGGAAGAACCTCGGTGCCGAGAGTGGCTGATTGCCAGGATCCGCCGTTGGGTTGGACCTCGATCTTAAACTGCACTGAAGTGCCGCTGACGTCGCCGTTGGCTGTGTTCGTGGACGACAGCGCAGGGATGCCGATCACGACAACTGCAGCCGACACTTCCGGATTCGTGATCGTCCGGACCACAGGAGCAGCCGCAGTCACCTCCACGCCGACAGACACGGCGTTCTGCTGCGCCGAAAATCCCGGGATGGACGATTGCGCCAGCGTGCCGCGCCGCTCCACCCAAGTCACGTTCTGGAAGTTCCGCGTGCCGTCGCTGTTCCCCAGGCGGGTGCCGTCGAGGATGATCGACTGCGCGCCGGCCACCAGGCCCTCGACCTCGCCCTCGGACAGTAGGTCCAGCAGGTTCACAAACGCGCGCGAGCGCAGGGTGTCCTTGGCGTCTGCCATGTCAGACCGGGATGTCCACGGTGTAGATGCCCTGCGACAGCACGGCCGAGCCCACGATCATGCGCCCGTAGCCGATCGGCACCGGCATGCCCTGCTGGCTCATGTTCACCGGGCCGTTGAACACGTAGCTGGGCTTCTGCTCGGCGTCGCTGCCCGCAGCGTACTTTGGCTGCGGCGCCAGCATTTGCGCGACGCCGCCGATGACCAGCGATGCCCCGATGCTGAACGCAATTTGCCCTGTCAGGCCGGAGAACGTGATGCCTGCCGCGCCCAGCGTTGCGCCGCCGGTGAAGAATGCGGCAGCAACCAGCGCGACGCCGAGCAGGACGCCCAGCCACTTCGACTTGCCGCCGGCCACCACCGGCACGATGCGGATCACCTCGCGCGTGCCCGACGGGTCGTTGATCTGCTCGGCCTCGGTCAGCTCACGATCGCCGATCGTGACCCGGTAGGTGGCGCCGGCAGCCGATAGGGCCTGCTCAAATCCGGGGAAGTTGGCGCACAGCGCGCGCACGGCCTCGCCGGCGGTCGCCACGACCAGTCGATGCACGCGGCCGAACTGACGACCTATTGCGCCGTACAGGCGGATTTCCCGCTTACCCGACATGGCGCAGCCGGCGGCGGATCGCCGCGTGCAGGTAGCCGTCGAGCGGGTCGCGGGATGACAGGCGGTTTGGCAGGTGGTGGAGCACGGTGTCGTCGGCCATCCAGATCGCCGCGTGATTGGGCACCGGCGACGTGCCGATCTGCATCAACAGCGCGTCGCCCGGCTGAAGGTCGGCGCATTCTACGAAACCGCATGTTGCGAAGTTGGCCTCATAGAGACTTTCGCCGCGGTCCCACCAGCCCCAGGTCCGCGTGAAATCGGGCAGCACCAGGCCGCGCTCCTGTTGATACCAGTCGCGCACCAGGGTGTAGCAGTCGACCACGCCGTGCACGAACTCGCGCCCGGCCAGCGGAGCGACAAAGCCGGCCGGCTCGCACCGCGCCCAGCTGCCGCCTGGCAGCGCAACGATTTCCCACGGCACGCCGGACGCCTCGCAGCCGACGCGATCGGACACCGACGGATCGGGTGGTGCGTCGGGGTGTGAATGCACGATTGCCACAACCTCGCCGACGTCCTCGGCCGCCGCGTAGTCGTCCGGGTGCAACACGAAATGCTCGCAGTCGTCGGCGATGTTCCTGCAGGGCCGGTAGCGCATGCGCCCGCGGGCCACCACAACCACGCCGCAGGCCTCGCGCGGGTACTCCAGGTGCGCGTGCTCCAGGGCCGCCGCCCGCCATTCCATAGCGGTCGCTACGACGTCAGGCCGACGGCCGGGAAGCCGCCGTAGGGCAGCTCCGCTGCGCTTCCGAACCGGGCTTTGCAGGACGTCAGCCGCTTGCCGCAGACGTCGGCGCCAACCGTGCCGACGGACAGGTCGTTCGCGTCGAAGTAGCTGGTGCCGGCGTATCCGCACTCGGTGCCGCGGTACTTCCAGGTGCAGACGTTCTGGATCAGCGTGCGTTTTGGCAGCATCACGCCGGCCAGGTCGAAGTTCGCCGCCAGCTCAAACTCGATCAGCACCTTGTTCTCTGACGACTTGCGGTCGATGTAGTAGATGTCGTCCGGCAGCGCAGCAGTCGGGTCGGCCGTTGGGTTCTGCGAGAACGTCGTCCCAAGCACCGGCTGGTAGGCGGTAAGGGCGGAATCCTGCTCCAGCTGCGCTCCCCACAACACGATGGTCCCGGCTGTCGTCGGCCGCGGGTTGAAGTTAAGGCCGACACTGGCGACGTAGCGAATCCAGAGTCGGAACCAGCCGTTGCCGGCGTCGATCACGCCATAGTTGCCGGCCGACAGCCCCGCGACGCTGACTGCCTGGGAGCTGAACGTGTAGTCGATGGAAAAGTTGTTCGCGCCGTCGCGCAGGCGCAGGGTCGGCGCAGTGCCCGCCCTGGCATGAATCGATGCAACGTAGGTTGCTCCGATGGAAGCGCCGACGTTCTGGAACACGCCGATATCACTAAGGGACGTGATGGTATCCGCGGTGGTGGTCCCGTTCGGCGCCATGGCCGCATCCGGCGCCACCGTGCTCGTGCGCAGCGACCACGGCGACAGGTCGAACGACTCGGTGCGCTGCAGCAGGTTGCGCCTGGCAGAGAGGAAGTTCACGGCGTCGAGGTACTTCACCATTGTGCGGCGGCGCGTTACCTTGGCGCCGACCAGGTCGTCGAACGACCGCACCAGTGTTCCCATGTAGCCGGTCACGTTGGCGATGCGCAGCACCGGCCGCGGGATCTGACCCTTGCCAGAGAACTCGAAGCCGGATGCCTCGATCGGGAACGGCTGGTAGGTCTGGCCCTGCCAGACGACGTTGCCTCCGAGCCCGTTGGTGCCGGCATGCACGCGCAGCACGTTGCCTCCCAGCGCGGTGCTGTCGATCTCGAACAGCTCCACGAGCTGGCCGGCAGCCAGCGCGTGAATGTCCTGCTGGATGGTCAAGCTGGAACCTCCTCAAACACGGCGCCCACCGAACTGCTGGCCGCATTATTCAGGATCGTGCTCCACTTCTTGCAGACCCACTTGCCGGTGTAGCCCAGCGGGTCGGTCCAGTCGAAAGACGTGATGCCATTCTCCGCGCGCAGGGCGGCCAGGATCGCGTCGCGCTCGGTTGATGTGCGAGCGTCAAAGCGCAGCGACCACTTGCGCAAGCTGATGTTGATGCCGTCGCCCACGCGCTGGGTGTAGCCGTCGCCGAACTGCGACGCCAGCACGCGCGGCTCCTCGTCGAGCTGCGCCGAGAACGATGGGGCGATGGTCCAGGTTGCCATGATCAGGCGTACAGCAGGCCGCCAGGCCGCTGCTGCTTCACGATTTCGGCGCGCACGGCGGCGCCCACCATCTTGCCCAGGTCGCCCATGCGGCCGCTCTTGTTGACCGACTCGCTGCCGCCAGACGGGCTGACCTGAACCACCACGTTGATGTCGCCCGTGCCGCCACCTGACGCAGCCACGCCAAGGCGGCCAGCGGAGTCGCGCTTCAGCGGCAAGATCGCCTCCGGCCCGGCCTCGCCCATCAGGCCGTTGCGCATCGCCCCGCCCTGCGCGAACTTGAACAGCGTCGGTTGGTTCACCACCCCGCCGGACGCAAAGGCCCGCACGCCGCCGTCAAAGGCCGCCCCGTTTGCGGCCATTGCTGCGATCGACGGAGTGCCCGAAACGGTTACCGACCCGCCGCCAAACAGCAGGTTTTTTCCCGCTGACAACAGGTTGAACAGCTGCTGCTTGATGATCATCTTCGCAAGGTCCGCCAGGATTGAGCGCGCAAAATCTTTGAAGTTCAGCTTGCCCGTCATGACGAAATTTGTCAGCGCGTCGGTCGCCGAATTGAACGCCCCGGTCAGCAGGTCCTTCATCTGCGTGGCCTTGTCCGCCACCATGTCGCCCAGGTCGGCCATGCCCTCCTGGATGCCCAGCAGCGGGTTCGCGCGCTGCTCCTTTGCGCGCTCGAGCGCCTGGCGCCGTGCGTTCGTCAGTTTCGCGTACAGCTCCGTCCCCAAGGTGATCCCCTGGTTCTCCAGTTGCTGCGAGAACGCGGCCATGTCCCGCTGCAGCTTGTTCTCGCCCAGCGCGTCGGTGTTCGCCTCGATGGCCTTGGTCTGGTTCGTCACATCCAGCGCGATCTTCGCATGGCGCAGTTGCTCGGCGTAGCGGTCCACCGCCTCCGCCTGCATGATCAGCAGCGTCTTTTGCGTTTCGGTCAGGTCCTTGAACTTGCCCTGCTCCACGTCGAACCGCACCTGCGCCTCGCGCGCGGAATCGATCTTCTCCGCGTACTGCTGGATGTGCTCGGTCTGCCATTGGAACTTCGCCGCGTCGCGGCCCAGCGAGTCCAGCGCGGTCTGGAACGGGTCGGCCACCTGCTGCTGCGTCGGCGTGCGCGACTGGTAGCCGGCCAGCGAGCCCTTCTTTGCATCGGGTGCGGTCACCCCGCTGTCGCGCTGCGTGAACTGCTTTTCGAGCGCGTCCGTGTACGGGGTCAGCGAACCGCCAAACCGAGCGGCCATGCGTTTGTTCGCCTCGTCAAGGAACTTGTTCCGCTCCTCCACTGTGGCCTTGAAGTCGTCCAGTAGGCCCTTGCCGTTCGTGACCCGGTCGTACTGCGCCACCGGGTTCAGCACGTTTAGGCCGGACATCAGGACCTTGATGTCGTTCCACACGACCCGTGCCGAGTCAGCGACCTGCATCAGGGCCTTCCCCACCAGGTCGACCACGTCCAGCATCGCGGCAGCCGCCCGCGCGCCTTCGCGGAACACCGACGTGAAGGTTCCGTCGTCGGCCAGGCCTTTCGCCGCGGACTTCACCCCATTCGTGCCGTTGCTCACGTTCAGCAGCGCCGTCACGAAGTCGTTCGCCACCGGCAGCAGCTGCACCCCGATGACCTTGTAGAGATCCTGCTTCGATGCGGTCAGCCGGCGCACGGCGCGGTCGTAGTTTTCAGCCTCCTCGGCTTGCTTCGCCGTGACCTTGGAGATCTGGTCCCCGATCTCGACGTAGTCCTTCAGAAACGGCAGCAGCTGCGCGCCGTTCTTCCCGAATACGTCCATCACCAGCGCAGTCTTCCCGCCAGAATCCTGAAATTTCGACAGCGCGACGGCGATGCTTGTGAATGCGTCCGCCGGATCCATGCGCCGCAGATCCGCAATGTTCAGCCCGATGGCGGACAGCGCCTTTGCTGCGCCCTTTGCCTCGTCGTCGGAGCCGGCCAGCGCCTTGTTCATCTTGATGATGCCGGACTCAATCACGCCGATGTCGTCGCCCGTCACTCTTGCGGCCTGCGCCAGCGCGCCGAACTTCTCAACGGTCGAGCCGACCTTCTCCGCTCCGTCCTTAATCCGGAGCATCGACTCAACCATGTCGTCAAATTTGCCTTTCAGCACCGCCAGCGACACGCCCGCGCCGAGGCCGACGAGCGCCATGCCGGCGGCCTTCGCCATGCCCGGGATTTTCGTGATGCCTTCGTTCAGCTTGCCGACGCTGTCGTGCAGCTTGTCGATTGCCTGCTGGCCGGTCACGCCCGCGGTGATTTTGAACGCCGCCTGAATGTCCACGCATCACTCCTTCGCGTTCATCGCGCGCAACGCGGCGAATTCCATGACCTGCAGGCCGGCGAATATTGCCCCGTCGTCATCCTCGATTCTAGCCCGACGCAGCGCCACATCGACGGCCGCGTAGTCCAGTCCGTAGTACCCGCCCATGCCCGCCCGCCATTGTGTCTGCACCCGCATCCACGCCTGCATCACCGGCCAGTTGTCCGACTCAATCTCCAGGTCCTGCTCGTCGTTGCACAGCGCGTCGATCCACTCCTGCGGCGCGCCACCAAGTGCATCCAGGTCGGCCAGCGCGTCCCCGTTGTCGGTTTTGCCGCCGCGAGCCCAGTGCTCGGCGGCGGCGATCAGTTTTTTCGGATGATCCCGGCGTGGGACTCGGCGAAAGCCACGACGATCGAGGCGGCCACCTGCGGGATGTCCAGCAGTTGGTCGAGCGCGCTCGCCGAGAACGGCACGTCCTCGCCGCCGCTTGTCACACCCTTCCAGCCGACCAGCACCTCGCGCACGAAGCCGTCGTCGGTCATCTTCCCGGCCTCAATCTGCGCCTGCAGGTCTTTCAGCCTCGACTGCGACATCCGGCGAAACTCCCCGTCGAACGTCTCCTTCTCGTGCCGTCCGCCGTCGGCCGGCACCGCCACGGTGACCGGCCAAAAGTACGTCGCCGTCTGGTTCAGCTTGAACATTCGTCCGTCCTCAGAACACGCAGATGTGCATTTCGTCGTTGCCGGTCACCGGCACGAAGTTGGCGCCCATCTGCACCATCGCGATCCCGTCCATTTCGACGTAGGTCGGGGTCGTGAGCTGCACGTTCGCCGACGCGATCGAGACGCGGTTGCCGGCCGTCGTGCCGTGGATGATGCCCAGCGAGCCGAGCGTCGCGCTGCGCGCGCGGGTCCACCAGTCGGCGTTCGCGACGGTGTCGGCCTCGACCGTGAAACTCCCCACCGGCTCGCGGTCGGTGATCAGTACCGCCTCGGCGCCACCGACCAGCGTGCGGTGCGCGATTGCGACGGCCATGTCGATCGACATCTCCGACAGCACCGCGCCGATGCCGTGCAGCGAGAACGTGCTGGTGTTCGTGTTCGTCACCGGCAGCGGGGTCTGGAACGCGGTGTAGACCGGCGTCACCGCGGCCGTGTCCGTCACGGCCTGGTAGATGCCGGTCATTGCGAACTTGAAAACCGGAATGTCCTTCACCTTCATCGACACCGACACCGTGCCGCGCGCGCCCAGCAGCTTGTGCAGCACGCCGTCCACGTTGAAGTAGAGCGACACCGAATCGAACGACGCGGACACCGGCCGGTAGATTGCATTCGCCGAGATGCTGTAGGTGCTGGTCGCGCCCGGCGTGACGGTCCAGTTCCGCGCCACGGTGGCGATCTTCGTCGAGCCGACGTAGCCGGTGATCATCGCCGTCTGGCCGGAACCCGTGCCGCCCGTGATCGCGATCGGCATGCCGACGTAGAACCCGTCCACCGCCGACGCGGCAGCGGCCAGCGTGATCGTGTTCGTCGCGCCAGCCTGCGCCGTTCCGGTCACCGCGGCGGCCAGCAGGGTCTGCGCCATGCCGCACGCGCGCAGCAGCGGGCCGTAGCCGGCGGCGATGCCCGCGGTGCCCGTTCCGGCGATTTCGACCTCAAACTCCGCCCGAGCTCGGATCCCGCTTGGCAGCTGCTCAGAGCGGCCGATGTAGGGACGCACCAGGTCGCGGTCGGTCAGGTCCGCATCCTGCGGCGTCACGCTCATGTTGCGCACCAGGATCGCATTCGATCCGGTCGGCGATGCGTCGGTGCCGTAGGTCGTTTCGACGGCGGCCGTCAGCACGCGCTTGCGAAAAAGCAAAGGCATTTTCTACTCCTAGAGGCCGCCCGCGGCCCATTGGTTGATCATCATGCGAGGCTCGCCCTCGCGTGCCGATACCAGGCCACGAACCGCATCCGGACAATCACGGAGGTCTGGTCAGCCTGGTCAAAATCCCACTCCGTCCCAGCTTCGGACAGGTCGATCGCCAGTCCGCCCAGCGTCGGAGCGGCCAGCAGCTTCGCGTGCACCGATTCTGCAGTCGCGTCGGCCGTCGTATCCGGCGCCGACACCGCTCGCGCAAAGACATGGACCGAGAACTGCAGCTTCGCCTCGACCAGTCCGTTCGTCAGCTCCTGCGGCTCCTCCGAGTCCGGCATCACGATCAGCGACGGGGACTCGGCAGCGTCGAGCGCGTCCTCGCGGCTGCGAAAGATCCGCGAACCGACGCCGGTCGTCCCGGCGAGTGCCGTCACCACTGCGGCCAAGATCTGCTCGCGCTTGCTCATTTCTGCAGGGCCAGTTTCTTCAACGCGCCGTCGTCAAGTAGACGGACCTCGCGCACCGTGTAGGACACTCCCGCGATGGTCACGGACGCGCCGCGCGCGATGTTCGGCCAGCTCGCCGTCGGCAACGTGACCTCGAAAATCATGCCCAGCGCCTTGCCGCCAAGCTGATCCTCCGTCGGCGTGTCCAGGATCACGTTCGCGCTCAGAGCCCCCCACGTCGCGGCCTGAGCGAACTCAGCCGCGTCGAAGAACTGCGTGAGGTCCTCCGCGAACGCCACGGATCACTCCTCCGCGGCCTTGCTGGCAGCTTCCTTCGCCTTCTTCCCAGCCGGCTTTGGCTCGACCACACCGACGGCCAGCAGCACCTCGGCAGACAAGGCGGATAGCTCCACCTCGTCCCCGTCGTGATAGACGGCCCCGTCGTGCTCGACGGGACCCTGAACCACGATGTGCCGTGCCATTAGGCCACCGCGTTCTGGACGAAGTAACCAGCGCCCGCGGCAGCGACGACCGGCGCCTCGGCCCGGGTCACTGGGAAGAACCAGGTCTTGCTGTTGCGGTCGTAGTACGGCTCCTCGACGACCGGGTAGCCGCCCAGGTTGTAGGTGTAGCCGAACGTCGGGGTGCCGTAGTTTGCGATGGTGTCGGTCTCGGTGTAGGCCAGCACCAGGTGCTTGCCCCACACGTCATTCAGAGTCGTGCCGGCGTCGTTCGACCACACCGCATCACCGACCAGCACACGATCCACGCCGAACAGGCCGGCCAGAATTTCGGTGGTGGCGATGTCGCGGCCGGTGTACTTCATCCGGTCGGTGATGACCGGGTGCTGACGCAGGCGGGCCATGACGGAGGCGCCCATCACGCAGGTGTTCGGACGGCGGCCAGTGGCGGCGCGAACCGCTTCCTTGCCAGTCTCGATCACCGACAGCGGGTTGCTGGTGCCGGTGTAGTCCGACCACTGCGCCGTGCCGGACAGGGTGGTCCGGTTCGCGGCAGCGTAGGTGCTGAGGGTGGTCGCCAGGGTGGCCTGGGCGAGCTCGGTACGCAGCGCCAGGATGCGCGACGCCTTCTGCATCGCCATCATCGCACCGTCCAGCGAGAACCCGTTCGCAGCCGAGCTGGCTTCCTGCATGATCTCGATCGGCAGCGAACCCTCGACCGAGTAGTCCACCAGCGCGAACGTGCCCGACGAGTAGCCGAACGACACGCGGCGGGTGTTTTCACCCGGAGCGCGCGCGATGTTCGAATACTGCATGAAATCCTCACGGTTGAACGTGAGGATGTTGCCGGCGCGCATTGCGACGGGGACGATCGGGAACAGGGCGCTGCCGACGAAGTCGGACTGCTTGATGCCCTGCGCGATGTTGGTCAGGACCGGGTTGATGACCCGGGCGCCTGCGGGAGTGATTTGCGGCATGTGGTGCTCCTAGAAGGTAGTTGCCCGGGGTGGATCAGCTGGGGATCAGGAAAACTTCGACGAGGTCGCCTGAAGCGGTGGCGGCCGACAGCGCGCGGCCGATGGTCACGCCCGCCGAGCGGGTGATCACGCGGCCGCTCGAATCGTATTCGAGCGCGGCTCCCGCGGTGATCGCGGCGCCGGCCTCACCGATCGCGGTGCCAAGCACGACCACGGGCACGCGGTCGCCAATCGCGCCGCCGGTTGCGGCCAGGCCCAGCGCGGTCGCGGCAGCAGCCGGGACGGCGCCGGCGACGGTCACGCCGCGGTACTGGGTGAGCGCAGCGGTCGCGACGATGCCGAGCTCCAGGGTGTTGGTGGATCC